GCCAGTCGAATTTGTTGATGCTGAAGAGGAGGAAGGTCGCGAGGAGCGTAAGGCTCGTTTGTATGTCACGCCTGATCAGATCGGAGACAACCAGCCCACGTTTGAAGACACGGTAACGCTGAAGTATGCAGGGTCTAACCGTGTTGCTCAGATTACGGACATTCGGACGTTTAAGGGTGATCAGGAGTATCTGTATCAGCTGCTGGTGAGGTTCTGATGGGCAAGCTAAGCAGCCAGGTGAAGGCTCAGATTGAATCAGATCTAGATAAGGCGTATAACGAGTTTATTAAATTTATTTATTTTGAGTTATCTGATGAAATTACAAGTCCAGCATACACAGGTTTTTTTGCGTCTAGCTGGAAGGTTTCTACACGCCGCCCCATGCCTGTCGAACGAGTAGAAGACTTTTCGCCGTGGAACGAGTTAAAGAAAGCAAAAAGTTCGTTCAAAAGTCGAGAGTTAGCCAAAAGCATTCCTCCTTTTATAAGTCCTCGCTTTAGTAATCTTCCTCAAGTTCGTTTTCGAGAAACTGTTTATATCGGAAATACTGTTGAATATGCAAAATATGCACTGCAACGACCTAATCAAATTGTTCCGCTGGTAACTAAGGCCAAAGTTGCTGCCAAGGCGTTTTTTGGCACAACATCTGCTGGCTCGCTTAAAGTGATGACAACTGGTAACGAGCGCGGAACTCGCGATAGGAGGATCTTATGACGCTTGTTGCCTCAAGAGCTGCTTTTGAAAAAGCAGTTACCGATGCTGTAGCAGCTTCTGATGCGACAGTACAGATGGTTTACGACAACGTTCGTTTTACAACACCAGGCAAAACCAAAAAATACGTGTTGATGTCCGTTTCATACGTGCAGAGCACTATCCAAACGCATGGAGCGGCGTCTGACTTTTATATCGGCACTGTTCAGTGCAATATCTACGTACCAAAAAACAACGGAACGGCTGAGCTTGCTGCGATCGGTGAAGCCGTAATTGATGGTCTTACTTCTGTCAATGCCAGCGGGTATGCGGATCCATTTAGTTGCGCCCCAAAGGTTCTTGAAATTTCAGGCCCAGCACCCTTAGAGCTTGAAAATCGGGCTCATTTTATCGGCCTAGTATCTTGTCAGTTTACCGCGAACGCGTAGTATAGTATTAGATAAATGCAGTTTTTCAATGCGGGCTACAGAGCTTCTTCGCAATAAATTTGGCGTTAGCCAGCTTTACAGGCATCTCGTAAAGCAGGGCGACGAGGTTGTGCTTGAGATTTACTGGCATCCTTTGACCATTTCTGAGCGAGAGGCAATTCAAAAAAAAGCTGGCAGTGATGACGCTGGCGAGTTTGCTCTCAATCTGATGATTGAAAAGGCTCTGGACGCTGATGGAAAGCGGTTGTTTCAAGACGGCGAAAAGTCGGTTTTAAAAAACGCTGTCGAAGCAGCTGTTCTGCAGGACATCCAGGTTGCGATGCTTTCTTCTGGCACTGACCAAAAGGTGGAGGAAGCGAAAGCAGAGCTGAAAAGCAAATCCTGACTGGTTTTTTCTGTTTTTTCTGGCCAAGGAGCTTGGAAAGACCGTAGATGAGCTATGTCAGACGTTGACGCAGGAAGAGCTAATTGGTTGGGCGGCTTTCCTTGAAATCAAAAACGAAGAGGAGGAAAAGGCTATGGAGCGAGCAAAAACTGGTCGTAGGGCGCAGGCGATGAGATAGAGGTAGGATTAGGGGAGCTTTTGGTGGCGCATAGTGGCAGGCGGCATCCAACCTGTTGAAATCGTCGTAAAGACGAATATGAAATCGGTTGACGCCCTTAGCGGGGCGCTCGATCGAGTAGAGAAACAGGTTGGTAAAGTCAATAAAACTACTATTTTCTTTGACGCAAGTGGCGCAACTAACCAACTAAAAGACCTTAAAAAACAGCTTGAAAAATCTGAAAAGTTTGTAGATCAGTTTTTAGGCAGAACGAACGCAGCAAGGAAAGGTGTCGGAGCGTTTGACAACAGCCTGGTCAGCCTTAGACAGCAGCTGTCCTTGGTGCGAAAAGGGTTTGAAGACACGAATAACGATATTAAACGCCAAGAACGTGGTGTAGCCTTGCTTGCTGGCCAATACAAGCGTTTAAAGCTTGAAGGACGTGCTTTGGCACAAGGTGCGGCTGGTGGCCAAGGATTTCCTGGTCTTTTCGGTGACACTGATGACGCCAAGTTGGGAATTGGTTCTTTAGAAAATCGAATAAAAGAACTAAATCAACTTCCCAAGTCGATTGCCGGCAATCAGCAAAAATTAAAAGAAATTAACTTTTTATTGGATTTTGCTTCCGCAGAAAGCAAAGAATTTTTGATGCTAGTTAAGGCACAAAATAGAGCGTTAGATGAGCAGAAAGCTTTATATAGTCAAATTAAGAGCATTCAGCGTGATATGACCATGACTGGGCAGGCAAGTCAACTGCCAGCCAATTACTTTACAAGCAATCCAAACTTTATTCAGCCAGGTTTAATTTCAAGAACAGCACCTTCCGTTCCAAAAGGAAAACCTGCGGGAACAGGAGCAGGAACAGGAAAGTCTGTTCCTTTTAGTCAATCAAAGGCCGGACAGGCTGCACTAGGCGCTGGCTTCCCATTGCTGTTTGGAGCGGGGCCTGCATCTGCTCTTGGTGGCGGCATTGGCGGCTTTATGGGTGGCTTTGCCGGTGGCATTGTAGGCAGTGTGATTGGTCAAAACATTGATCAGTTCGTTCAAGGAATGGCCGAAGTCGGAACGGCATTGTTAAAACCAGTTGAGAACATAGATCTTTTAGTTGTAAAGATTGGTGCGGTAAACACTGAACTTGAGGCGAATATTGGTGTTCTGCAAAGTCTTGGCCTTGAAGGTGTTGCTGCTCAAGCTGCTTTTGAAGAGCTGGAAAGCGCTGTTGGAAAAGGTGGTGTTAAAGCTCTTGAACAGTTTGGTCAGTCTTGGTCAAACTTGATGAATGCCTTTAACCGATTAGGGGTAATTATTGGATCGGCGTTGGCGGGGCCACTTGCTTTATTTGTTGATCTGATTGCGGAGCTTGTAGGGCTCTTGCCTGGAGTAAAGCCTGGAAAGACTACAAATAAGCCTGGAAAGATGTCGTTGCTAGGCGAAATGCCAACTCCATCAGGTGGAACGCCTGACGCTACAGGCAGTTCTAGTCAGGCCATTGAAGGTGCTATGGGCAGACAAGTTGCCCTTGCTGAAGCAAAAACAAATTTAGAGGCAATGTCGCTGACAACTCGGCGGGACACTCTTGCTGTCAAAAAAGGAGAGGTTAGGCTTCAAGAGATTGATAATACATTAACAAATTTAAATGCAAACATAAAGTCTGGTGGGCTAAAGGGGCAAAAACTAAAAAACGCAGAGCATGAACGTGACTTGCTGATTAACAAAAGAAATCTTGAGGTAGAAAAACAGCGCAATGATCTTACTAAGGCTCAGCGAGCTATTTTGCGTGAAAGGATTGGAGTACAGAACCGACTTCTTGGGCTTATTGGCCAGCTAAACGGTGTTGAAGTAGATACGCTTAAGGCAACAAATGGCCAATTTAATGCTCGGGAAGAAGAGTTTAACAAAATCGAGCAAACGTTAAGTCTTGAAAAAGCAAGGTTGGCTAACCAGCTGGAAACCAATCTGCTAGGCAAGCAAGAAGGTGAAATTACAGTCCGCCTTCGCGCTGAAAATGAATTCTTGGTCAAGCTTGCAGAGGATCGTGCAAGGCTTGAAAAGACATTATTAACACAGCGACATGCTGAGTACGACTTAGGACGCTTGCAGGTGCAACAAGCGCTTGATCTTCAAAAAATTCAAGCTCGTATGGACGCACAGCGCAAAATTCGTCAAACCAGTCCCTTTGCTCGCGAATCATTTTTGCTTGATCCGTTTTTTGGCGGTAGCCGTGAGTTGGCTGCAAACCAAGGAGCCAACTTCCAAGACCAAGTTGCAATGATGAAGTTTGCACTTGATCAGAACCAAGCCGGTTTAAATGTTGCTGGAATTAGCAAGGAACGGCAAGAGGCTTTGGAGGATCAACGTGCTCAACTTGAGTTGAACCTGGCGTTATTTGAGAAGTATCAACCTGCTGTTGATGAAGCAGCTTTAGCCCAAGCTCGTTTTAGTGATGCGCTAGCAATTACAAAACCTGTTACCGACAGCCTGTTTGACAGCCTGGTTGCAGTTGTTGAAGGCACGAAGACTGCTGAGCAGGCTTTTGCAGACTTCCTTCGCAGCATTGCGTCAATGTTGATGGATGCAGCTAAGCAGATGATTGCGACCTATATCTCGATCGGCATTGCTCGCATGTTTGCTGGTGTTCCAGCATCTCAAGGTAGTGGTTTCTCCCCCAGTAGTCCCGATATTGGCGGCACATTTGGCGTAACGCCTAAAACTGCTGGTCTCGACTTTTCGGGAGCGTTTAGCGGGAGAGCGCTTGGTGGAGCGGTTGGAGCAGGTCGGCCTTACATGGTTGGCGAGCGTGGGCCTGAGTTGTTTGTCCCTGGAGCGCAGGGCAATATCGTTCCAAACAACGCAATGGGCAGCGCTAACGTGGTTGTAAACGTGGATGCTTCTGGTTCGTCTGTCGAAGGTGATGCTGATCAAGCCCAGCAGCTTGGCAAGGTAATCGGCATTGCTGTGCAGCAAGAACTGGTGAAGCAGAAACGTCCTGGCGGTCTTCTCGCAAGCTAATGGCCACCTTCCCTTCAATTACACCAACGTATGGGC